GATTTTAGTCCAGATTCATATATCTCTATTAAGGAAGGTAAGCGTAGAGTAAAGTATTTCTATGCAGATCCTAATGTAATTGTTTCTCCACCAGATAAGGAGATTACACTTCCTTCTGAGGATGTTCAATTTCAATTAGATAGTAGTGCATTAGAGAAACTACTTAAGGCTGCAGCAGTCTATCAGTTACCTGATTTATCAGCAGTTGGTGAAGCAGGTGTTGTTAAACTTGTTGTCCGTGATAAGAAGAATGATACATCTAATGAGTATGCTGTTGTAGTTGGTGAGACTGATAAAGAGTTTTCTTTTAATTTTAAGGTAGAGAATATTAAGATTATTCCTGGTGCCTATAATGTAGTTGTATCACAAAAACTTCTATCTAAATTTACTAATACTAATTGCGATCTTAAGTATTACATAGCACTGGAACCCGATTCTACTTTTTCATAATGAGTAAGAAGCATAGTTATAAAAACCCTTCTAAGACACAAGACCTTGGACACGTAGAGGCACAAGTCACTAAGGGTAAGAAATACTATGATAAGGATGGGTGGGAAATATCTCCACCCATAAGTGATAGAGAATGTATATACAGATGTTTAGAGAATTGTGAGTGGCTTGCTGGACTTGATAAGAAACAAGTTCGTAGATTGATGGAAGAGTTTAAAACAAAGAAAACTGAATTTGTACGCAACGAGGAGTATCCTGTATTATGAGATTAACACAAGAAGTAATTGACAAAATCCAAGTTGCAATGCAACACACCAAAATGAATGGTGATGTTAATTGGGTGGATGGTGATGAGATTGATGTGTGTCTTGGTGGTACATTTGCTGGTGATAAGTTTATCTCCATTATCAATAGAACACGTAGCAACACTACCAAAAAATAAATTATGTGGTATATTATAGGTTGGACAATAGTTACACTATGGTTATTTTCTAAGTTAGGTGTATTTAAGAAGAAATGAAAAGAGTATGGAGGATTTGGAAATATGCACTGGGTAGTTTCTCTGATGAAAAGACTAAACGATACGACAATTACATTGTTCTGGTACGTTCTATTATTTTCGTATCTTATCTCATCACTAACTGTTTTATTATTGCAGGGGTAGTTAGGCATTGGAATGGCATATAGTATTCAAGATTTTGGTTTACATCATGTAACTGAACCATTACCTATTTTTACAATTATTCTTAAAGATCATATAAAGTTAAATGAATATTTAAAACAAGTTATCCTTGATTACAGGGAAAGATATCCACAAACATCAAATTCTAATGTTAAAGCATGGCATAGTAGTTACTTCACACATGAACTAACAAATAAATTTAACCCATTGATTGATGAAGTTGTTAATGCTTGTAGTTTTATTTCCAAAGAGTATTATGGAGAGGGAAATGTTGAATTTGCTGTTTTTAATCTTTGGGCAATGATGTATGAGAAATCAGAATATACTGTAAGACATAGACATTATCCAGCAGATTTTTCTGTAACATATTATGTTGATGTGGAACCAGATTGTGCACCCATTGTTTTTGATACGTTGACTATTACTCCAAAATCTGGTATGCTAGTTATATGGCAAGCATTATTGCACCATGAAGTTCCTCCTACAAATTCTCGTAGAACAGTGATTGCAATGAACATTGCTAATAAACATAAAATGAATTATGAGTGACTTTATTTGGGTTGAAAAATACAGACCCCAGACAATTGAAGATTGTATTTTACCTGACGACATAAAGAAAACATTTAAGGAATTTCTAAATAAAGGAGAAATACCTAATATGCTTCTTGCAGGTCCTCCTGGTATAGGAAAGACTACTGTTGCAAAGGCATTGTGCAACGAACTTGGAGTAGACTTTTATGTCATCAACGGATCCGATGAAGGAAGATTCCTCGATACAGTACGCAATAATGCAAAAAACTTTGCATCAACTGTATCTCTCGCATCGGAGGCGAAGCATAAGGTCATCATCATTGACGAGGCAGACAACACAGGCAATGACGTACAACTGTTACTCAGAGCATTCATCGAAGAGTTTGCAGGGAACTGTAGATTCATTTTCACTTGCAACTACAAGAATAAAATCCTCGAACCCCTCCATTCCAGGTGTGCTGTGGTTGACTTTTCTATCAGAGGAAAAGAGAAGCAACAAATCGCTGCTGCTTTCTTCCAAAGACTCAACTTTATCTTGGAGCAAGAGAGGGTTGAAACTGACAAGAAAGTACTTGTAGAATTAGTTAATAAGCATTTTCCAGATTGGAGAAGAGTATTAAATGAGTGTCAGAGATACTCAGTTAGTGGTAAGATAGATAGTGGAATATTAGCAGCATTTTCAGATGTAGCAGTCGATGATCTTATTAAAAACCTTAAAGCAAAAAACTTTCCTGAAGTTCGTAAGTGGGTCAACAATAATATGGACAATGATACTTCTGTCCTATTTCGTAGGATTTATGATAGTCTTTACGAATCCTTGGTTCCGACTACTATACCTGCTGCTGTTCTTGTCATTGCTAAGTATCAATATCAAATGGCATTCGTCGCAGATCAAGAGATAAATATGTTAGCATGTCTTACCGAAATTATGGTGGAGTGCGAATTTAAATGAAATACGAAGTTAAATGGAAAACTCCAGATGAAAATGGAGAACTAATGGAAATAAAATCTTTTGCTCTTGATGATAAGGGGGTTCAAACTATATTGGATTCTTTAGATATTAATGTATCAGCAACTATAACGGAGATTAAAGAAAATGAGTCTTTGTGAAGTTGTTCAAACAGCAGACCCTACACTTACTAATTTTTAAATTTTTAAACAATGATTTTTCTATCAACACCGTCAGTATACAATCTACCTGGTACATGGGAGAAGCAACCTGATGCTATTATCCCTCATTTAAATCTTACCCCTGATCAAGGATTTATTTTCTTCTTTGGTTTAGTTGTTTTGGGTTTAGTCATTTATGGACTTTATCTTACAGTAGGAGCAGGTAAGAAAGAATTAAGAGATCCTATTGACGAACATGCTAAAATGCATGAACTGGGCATTGCACACGGACACGGTGGAAACAAAGAAGCATATGAGATGTCTGGTAAATTGAAACATAAACATGATGAAAAATGATTACTAAAGAAAAACAAAGAAACCAAGTGAAATCTAAATTTTATTACATCTTTTGGGGTGTAGCAACATTTTCTGTAGTGGCAGGACAACTGTATGTTGGTTCTGGATATAGAATGTTTGCTCGTTCTTTAAATAGAATCTTTGATACTGTTGAGGTAGAAGTAGGTAGAGACTATAATGGAGATAGATTTTATTAATGAGAATTGAAACTAGAGAAGCAATGGAGATGTTGTTTTCTGCTAAATGGAATTTACCAAAAGCAGCAAAACATTGTAATCTAACTCATAAGGAAATGAAGATTACCTTTAGTGAGTATTGTGCTTTACACAATGCAGATTATAAACCACCTGCAGCTGCTATACAATTACATCTAAATTATGAGCAAAAAAGCATTAAAAACCCCACTTAGATATCCTGGTGGTAAGTCTCG